ACTCATAATGCCATTGAGCAAGCAAGGAAAAAGCTTGATGATAAATTTAATCCTATTTATTTTGAATTAGATGAAAATAATAAATTCATTGCAAAATCAGAGATATGAAAATATTACTAATATACCACATTGGAGACTTCCCAGAAATGGGCGGTGGCACATATATTGAAGAATTTGATGATATGAAAAAGCTTGAGGCAAGAGTAAATGAGCTTAATGATAAAAATAAGCCTCAAGACGGCAAAAAAATGATTGATTTCGAAGCTTACCATATATTCGGCAAAATACCTATTGAGCCAATAGAAGTAATAACTAAATTAAAAGTGGGTTGATATGGACCAAAAAGGAAGTATAAAAAATAGGTTAGAATTAATCTTACTATACTTATTAGCTATTAGCGTATTTAGCTTAGTCGTAACGATGTTTATTTATAACTTAAATAATCCAGAGCTAACAAGAATACAAGTATTACTGTATTTCAAGTGGTATTACTTACCTTTACTTGCGTATGCTTTGATTTATGGTATAAAACATAAAATAGCTATTAATAGAGACAACAAAACAGAGATATGATAAAACAAATAGAATACTTAATAGACTGCCTCATTGAAAAAGATAATAAGATAAAGAGTATTGAGTCGGAGGTTTACGAATTAAGAAAAGAAGTTGAATTTCTGAATAATAGTATTAAGGCAGCAGGTTCATGTAAGTCCTCTGTATCTATGGAAGATATGAAGGTTAAGAAAGTTGAAAAACTATCTGATTTATCAGAGAAAACTACTATATCAGAGGAAGAGGAAATACATGTTGATCTAAATTTAATAAGAGGTGAAGTGATAGAAGAGATAAGAGCGTATTATAACTCAAATGAAGGATCTGAATACCTTATAGGATATAATGTTGTTGTAAATTCTAACTTACAATCTCATAATATATTAGTCAATAGTTCTATATTGGAAGAAAGAAGTATAGCGTTAAAGGAATCAATTTTAAATGGTGATAATGTTCAAATGAAATTCTTTACGATTCTAGTCGAAGACGTAAAAGAACTATTCCACCATTACGAAGTAGTAACAGAGAAGGCTCAAAAAGATAAAAAAAGGATATCTAAAGACGATGAGAACGTAGTAAATATAAGTGAAGGTAAAACATTACTATCTGCAGATGTAACCGATAAAGAAATAGAAATAGTTTCTAAAATAAATGATACGCCTATATCTGAAAGTGAATTAAAAATACAAGAATCAGCAAGAGTACAATTCATTAAGTTTCTGAAGGATGAAGGTGTTTATGATGAGTATATAAAATTGAATAATAATCTCGCTGAAATATTTGAAGATTTTAATGATATATCTGATGCCGAGAATTATATGTTCGATGCCTTTCATTGGGTAAATGAAGATTATGATAAATGGTTCTCGCTGAATTATAAATGGCGAGAACTAATAAAACAAAAACAAGATTAAAGAGTAGGGTATGGAGTATTTAATAATAGCAACATCAGGAATTACTTTGTTATACGTTATTGAGCTTATATACCCTCATTCAATGTATGAGTGGGTTAGATGGGTTAAGAGCGTTTTAAGCTCATATATCAAAGATCAAGAAGAAGGAGAAGGAACAAAAGTATTTCTAAGGAAAGTAACCGATAAACCAGCTATAGGTATAGAGGAAATCATTATAAATGATAAGATAGAGAAAGTTGAAAAACTAGCTGATGGTGTTTATCAAGTAGTGGTGGAGACAAATAATAAATAATTAAAATTATGGGAAAATCGAGCGAAGAGGGAACCAAAACAAAGGAGGTTGATATGAAATATGAAGAAAATGATATATTCCGAAAATCGATTAAAGCAGTAGAGAATAATAACCTATATTTTATAGATGAAATCATAGCTTATTTACCATGTGGTAAAACTACTTTTTATACTTTATTCCCTGCTGATTCGGACAAAATGAACGCTATAAAAGAAACTTTAGATGTTAATCGTGTGAATACCAAGGTCGGTATGCGTAAAAAATGGTATGATTCAGACAATGCAACATTGCAAGTGGCGTTAATGAAGCTTATTTCATCTGAAGAAGAAGCGCACAGGCTTAATGGTACTAAACAAGAGATTGAACATAAAGGGGATAATTTAGGAGTACAAATATACTTACCAGATAATAATAGAGATAGTGATAATTAAGCCTCAAGCAGGGTACCAAGAGAAGTCTTTAAGTAGCTCAGCCGATATAGTGATTGGTGGAGCTGCGGCAGGTGTTGGTAAGACGTTTAGCTTATTACTTGAGCCTCTTAGACACTTGTTAAACAATGAGGGTTTTGGAGGTGTAGTTTTTCGTAGAACATCACCGCAAATAAAAGCGGAGGGTGCTTTATGGGACACATCTCTAAAGCTATACTCTCTAGTAGGAGCATCACCACGCCAATCAACTAATGAGTGGGTGTTTCCTGTAGGCTCAAAGATTAAATTTTCGCATATGGAATATGAGAAAAACAAACTTGATTGGCAAGGTTCGCAAATTCCTTTTATTGGCTTCGATGAACTAACTCATTTTACTGAAACAATGTTCTTTTACTTGTTATCTCGTAATAGGTCAACGTGCGGGGTTAAGCCATATGTGAGGTGTACTTGTAATCCAGATCCTGAAAGTTGGGTAGCTAGATTGATAGAGTGGTGGATAGATCAAGATACAGGTTTTCCTGTACCCGAACGTGACGGAGTTGTTAGATATTTTATTAAAGATGGTTCGAATTACATTTGGGGTGATACCGAAGAAGAAGTATATGAGCGAGGTAAATATTTAATCGACGAAGCAATAGAGAAATCAAAGAAAGGAGAATTTCAACTAACTAGTAACGATTTTATTAAGTCATTAACATTTATTAGTGGCTCAATTTACGAGAATACGGAACTATTAAAAACAAATCCCTCTTATCTTGCTAATCTTATGGCTCAATCGGAAGCCGAAAAAGCAAGTTTATTAGAAGGTAATTGGAAAGTAAGATTAAGCGATTTAGATATATACGACTATAATAAGTTCCTTAATATATTCACCAACGATTACGTTAAGCATGGTGAAAGATATATGACTTCAGACATAGCAGGCAGAGGTAGTGATTTGTTCACTTTGTGGGCGTGGTCTGGTAGTAGAGTGATAGGGTTTGATTATATGGAAAAATCAGACGGCCCAGAGGTTATAAGCAAACTGAAAGAGTTTGCAAATAAACATGAAATTCCGTATAGCAATATATCATTTGATGCTGATGGTATAGGAGGGTTAGTCGATGGGTTTTTAGAAACATCTAGGCCATTCATAAATAATTCAAAAGCTTTACAAGTAGACGGAATAACAGAAGAGTATAAGAATTTAAAAACTCAATGTTATTATAGGTCTGGTGATGCCGTCGGTAGGGGTGAGTATTATATACCGCCAGAAATAGCTAATATGATGGTGGGGGATAAAACCCTAAAGCAAAAAATGATAAGCGAAAGGAAGGCAATTAAGAGAGATAAGGCTGACATGGATGGCAAACTATGCATTATTGATAAAAAAGACATGAAAGCTATATTAGGGAATTCTCCTGATATATTAGATGGATTTAGCCAAAAACCTGTGTTTGATTTGATTAATCCGCATAAAGCAATATTAAAAAAACCTATCTATATAGAAGAATTCCCAAAAGTAGATACATTAATGCACTGCTGTGCTTTATTTAATGAAAACAAGAAAAGCTCATTGCTTAAGGTAGGAGTAAAAGGTAATGACTTGTATATTGATGAGCTATTCTGTGATTATACCTCGAATCATTCGAGTATGTTTAAAGAGGATATAGATAGTATTTTGGTTGGTTATGAGATAGCTAATGGTTATATATCTGCTTTAAGAAATAAAGAAATAGTAGCTTGGAATAATGTAATGACTGACAGGGAAAAAATACCTTCAGCAAATAAGCTTAATGAATATAACATATTTATAACCGAGGATTCAATTAATCTTATAGATAACTTCAAAAAGTTTAG